CCACTTCTACCGAATGTGGCATGATGCTGAGAGAGGTATAAACGAGTATAACCCAATCGAAGTTCACTGGTCTCAGGTTCCTGGGAGAGACTCTAAGTGGAAAGAACAAACTATCAAGAACACTTCAGCTGAACAGTTCAAGGTTGAGTTTGAGTGTGAGTTTATTGGTTCTGTTGATACTTTGATTGCTCCATCTGTTCTTAGGGCGATGGAATATAGAGAACCAATTAGGAAACAGAAGAGTTTGGATATATTCTATGAACCAGAAAAAGATAATATCTATATAATCACCGTCGACGTTGCCAGAGGGGTTGGGAAGGATTACTCTGCCTTTGTGGTGTTTGATGTCACAAAGTTCCCCTACAAGGTTGTGGCTAAGTATAGAGACAACGAAATCAAGCCAATGGTATTCCCCAGTATCATTGAGAGAGTGGCAAAGTCATATAATAGAGCTTGGTGTCTCATTGAGGTGAATGATATTGGTGACCAGGTTGCCTCTATCCTAAACTATGATTTGGAGTATCCCAACCTCATGATGTGTGCCATGAGGGGTAGAGCTGGACAACAACTAGGTGCTGGTTTCAGTGGAACTAAGACTCAGTTGGGTGTGAAGATGAGTGTTGCCACTAAGAAACTTGGATGCTCCAATCTCAAGACTCTGGTAGAAGAATCTAAACTAATCTTCGAAGACTATAATATTGTTCAGGAACTAACTACCTTCATTCAGAAGAACAATTCATTCCAAGCAGAAGAAGGTTGTAATGATGACTTGGCTATGTGTTTGGTCATTTTCTCTTGGGTTGTGGCTCAGGATTACTTCAAAGAGATGACTGATAATGATGTGAGGAAGGAGATATACAATGAAAAGGAAAACCAGATTGAACAGGATATGTCACCATTTGGTTTCTTCTCTGATGGAACTGAAGAGGGTACTTTTGTGGATAGGAGTGGAGATGTGTGGCACACTGATGAATACGGGGATATGAGTCATATGTGGGAGTATTTGTAGTTCTAAAATACATATTTCTATAAATATTTCTAGATTAATTTCGGACTTTCAAAAGGGAGAACCAAAAGATGCCAGTAAACTTAGCATCGCCCGGAATTGTCGTAAGTGAGGTGGACCTTACCCTAGGTAATGTACAGACTTCTACGGACAAAACCGGCGCAATTGTTGCCTCTTTCGCAAGAGGACCTGTTGATAAGCCAACCCTAATCGCAAGCGAGAATGAACTTCTCGATGTCTTCGGACAACCCTCTTCCACTGATAGACAGTATGAAGGATGGCTCACCATTTCTTCCTATTTGTCTTATGGTGGTATCATGCAGGTTGTTCGTTCTGACAACGAGGAACTCAAAAATAGCTTCGTAGGTACGGCCAGCAGCATTAAAATTAAAAGCTTAGAAGATTATAATGATCTAGGTTATGATGAGAACCAGATTCCTGGTGTCACAGTAGCAGCCAGAAACCCAGGTTCCTGGGCAAACGGTATTAAGGTGGCGTTTATTGATGGAAAAGCTGATCAGTATGTTAGTTCAGTAGGTCTTGGCACTTCAGCCACTTCCGCTATTTCCATTGGACAAGGTGTTACCCAATCTATCAGCAAAGTTGCTGCTGGTGCAGGTACTACACAATTAGTAGAAGGAAACCTTAAGGGTATTATTACTGGAGTAAACACCTCCACTGATCAACTAGAAATTAAAGTCCTTTCATTCACTCCCTCAGCCGGTTCAAACGCAGGTGTAGAATTTGATGTTGATTATCAACAGGGTGGCACTTGGTCGTTTGTAACTGGTCTCTTCCAGGTATATTCTAGCGTAGGTCTAGTGACCTCAGTGGTAGCTGGTGGAGCATCAGATTGGTTCGATGATCAAACTATCTCCGTTCAGGGTGGTAGAACAACAGTTAATTGGAACTCCCTAGCCAACAGACCAACTACAACTGAGTTCGCAAGAACTAGAAACGCTCGTTTCGATGAATTCCACATTGTCATTTTTGATGACACAGGTGATGTTACTGGTAATGCTGGTACTATCCTAGAGAAAAACATTGGAATGTCTAAGGGTACAGATGCTGAGTTCTCAGCAGGAACTCCTTCTTACTGGAGAAAGTATCTAGCTAACACTTCTTCTTATCTCTTTGGTGGATCATCCCCAGTTGGTGTGGTTACAACTTCCTTTGAGCCCGATAACGGTAATGGTTTCGTTCCTGAAACTGGTGGTGAGTGGGACCAACAGACTCGTAATAAGAACTTCTATTCCTGTGGTAACCTAGCGGTGACTGTAGAGGGTGGTAAGAACTACGACGGTGGAGTTGATATTGATGCAATTGGTGCATTACGAGTAGATGTTGGTGATATCGCAGCAGGTTACGAGAACTTTGAGTCTGATGATGAGACTGATGTTGATTTCCTAATTATGGGATCAGCAGCCTACAACGAACCTGAGGCTCAGTCACTAGCAAACAAGATCATCTCAATCGCAGAACTACGTAAGGACGCTATGGCGTTCATTTCACCATACAGAGGTTCTCAGATTACTGATTCTGGATCAGGTGCTCAGGTTACTATCAACTCTAACCAGATCACTGATAACCTAATCAGTTTCTACTCAACTGTATCTTCTTCCAGTTACGCCGTATTGGATACTGGTTATAAGTACATGTATGATAGGTTCGCAGACAAGTTCAGATATGTCCCTATGAATGGTGACATCGCTGGTTGTTGTGCAAGAACTGACCAAGTAGCATTCCCCTGGTTCTCACCAGCAGGAACTACAAGAGGAGCAATCCTCAATGGTGTAAGACTAGCTTACAACCCAACACAACAACAGAGAGATCGTCTCTACTCTGCTAGAATCAATCCCGTCATCTTCGCTAATGATGTTGGTGGTATTGTTCTATTTGGTGATAAGACAGCCCTATCAGCCTCTTCCGCCTTCGATAGAATCAACGTTCGTCGTTTGTTTATCTACGTAGAAGACGCTGTTAGTTCAGCTGCTAAGGATCAACTCTTTGAATTCAATGATGAAGTTACTAGAACTAACTTCGTGAACATCGTGGAACCATTCCTCAGAGATGTTCAGTCTAAGAGAGGTATTACAGACTTCATTGTGGTATGTGACGAAACTAATAACACACCTGCTGTTATTGACAGAAATGAATTCGTCGCAGATATTTTCCTCAAACCAACACGTTCCATTAACTTCATCGGTCTAACGTTCGTTGCCACCCGCACCGGCGTGAGTTTCGAAGAGGTTGTTGGTACTGTTTAATTCACTTCTACCTAAACAAATTTTCAAGGAGCAACCCTAAATGGCAAGCACAAGAACTCAGGTAGAGTCCCCAGTATTGAGGACGCTGAGTGACTTTAAAGCAAAAATGACTGGTGGCGGTGCCCGCCCCAATCTATTTGAAGTCGTTCTTCAGTTCCCAATCTCAGCACCTACCGATACCGATACACTACAGAAAACACGTTTCTTAGTTAAGGCAGCTGCACTTCCCGCTTCAAACATTGGTCCCATCGAAGTTCCCTTCCGTGGTCGTGTTTTGAAACTAGCAGGTGACAGAACCTTCGATACCTGGACCATTACAGTTCTAAACGACACGGATTTCTCAATCCGTTCAGCGTTCGAGAAGTGGATGAACTCCATGAATCGTATGGAAGACGCAACCGGTACTCAGGATCCAGCTTTCTATCAGTCAGACGCATATGTCTATCAGTTAGACAGAGATGGTTCAACTCTACGTACCTATCGTTTCCACGACGTATTCCCCAATAACCTATCTTCTATGGATCTCAACTATGAGACCACAGACCAAATCCACGAATTCACAGTGGAGATGCAGGTTCAGTGGTGGGAAGCAATCAGAGGAACCGGACGTAACGCCGGTGGTGAAGATATCTTCTAAACCCAGTTCAGTACAAGAGACCTCCTCAAAAGGGGGTCTTTTTTTATGCGCTAAATATATTCACGGGTCGTACCCATACATGCTATTATAGGAAGAAAATACTCGTTATGGGAAGGTTATTCGGTTTTTCAATTGAAGAAGATGACATCCAACGCCCTGGATCGATAAGTCCGGTTCCCGAAAACAACCAGGATGGTGTAGATTACTATGCCTCTGGTGGTGCGTTTGGCTCTTCTTACGTTGATATTGAAGGTGTATTTAGAACAGAGTATGATCTGATTCGTAGATACAGAGAGATGGCACTCTACCCTGAAGTGGATTGTGCGGTAGAAGATATTGTTAATGAAGCAATTGTTAGTGACCTATATGAATCACCAGTTCAAATTGAACTTAGTAATGTAGAAGCTAGTGAGAAAGTAAAGAATATTATTCGTGATGAGTTCAAATACATCAAGGAGATGTTGGACTTTGATAAGAGAGCACACGAGATTTTCCGTAACTGGTATATCGATGGTCGTATGCACTATCTAAAGGTTATCGACTTCGAGAGACCCCAAGATGGTATTATGGATCTACGGTATATTGATCCTATGAAGATCAAGTTTGTTCGTAAGATCAATAATAAGGCACAAAATAGTCCTATTGCAAGTAAGGTTCTAACACTAAACAATACTGGAGCACAGATTCCTAACGGCAGAAACGATGCTTTCAGTGCTGGTATTGATGAGTATTATGTTTATACTCCTGGTGCATCCACTGGTGGTTGTGGAACTGCGGGTATGGCAGTCGGTAATTCAGCACAATCATCTATCAAAATTGCTAAAGATTCAATTGCATATTGCAACTCTGGTCTAGTTGATAGGAACGCACAGACAGTTTTATCCTGGATTCACAAAGCAATCAAAGCATCTAATCAACTTCGTATGATTGAAGATGCTATTGTTATCTACAGACTATCAAGAGCACCAGAAAGAAGAATCTTCTACATTGATGTTGGTAATCTACCTAAAGTAAAGGCAGAGCAATACCTACATCAGGTGATGCAGAGATATAGAAATAAGATGACGTATAACGCATCTACTGGTGAGATGAAGAGTGATAAGAAAGTACTTTCTATGTTGGAAGACTTCTGGTTGCCTAGAAGGGAAGGTGGTAGAGGAACAGAAATCTCTACACTTCCTGGCGGTCAGAACTTAGGTGAGATTAGTGACCTAGAGTATTTTAGAAATAGACTATATGATTCCCTAAACGTACCAAGATCCAGACAACCTGGTTCTAATGATGGTTTCAGTTTGGGACGTTCCAGTGAAATTCTAAGGGATGAAGTTAAGTTCTCCAAGTTCGTAGCTAGACTCCGTAAGAGATTTGCTGGTCTATTCAATGATATTCTAAAGACACAACTTATTCTAAAGAATGTCATTACTCCCGATGATTGGGAGATGCTAAAGGATAACATCCAGTATGATTTCCTTTATGATAATCACTTTGCTGAACTTAAGGAAACTGAACTTATGCAGGAGAGATTCAATCTTCTCGCACAGGCAGAACCTTATATCGGTAAGTACTATTCTCAACAGTATATCAGAACTAAGATCCTTCGTCAGACTGACGGTGAGATGGTAGAGGAAGATAAGCAAATTGAGAAAGAGATTGAGAGTGGGGCTATTCCAGACCCTGCTCTTATTGATCCTATTACTGGAGAACAAATAATTCCTGGTGGTGAATCTCCACCTGCTCCAGGACAAGATCAACCCCAAGATGGTGTTGGTGGTAAAGCTGAAATGGGAGCCCCTATTCAAGATAATGATATAGAGGTGAACGTGGATAGATCTACCAAAATGCCTGAAAAGGGATTAGGTGAAATCTAAACCTAATAAATAAAACATATATCTTTTTATTATGGAAATCGACACATCGGTTGTGGATGCCATTGTGAGTGGTGAAACACCCGCAGGTATTACACAATCAATTAAAGATCTTCTGTATGCAAAAGCAAGCGAAAGGGTTGATACCTATCGTGATGTAGTAGCAGACAGAATGTTCGGTGGTTCAGAAGTTCCCGAAGGGGAAGTAGAAGAACCAGTATCTGAACTTGAGAGTGATGAGGAAGAGGTAGAAGAAGAGTGATTAAGATTGTATTCTCCGAGGTTGATAGTCCAACGGACTCTGACCAGGCAATCAGTCTCAATAACTCTAGTGGTGTTAGGGCAATTAATTGTTCTAAAAAACCATATCTACTTCACCTAATCGATAACACAAGTGGAGAGACTAGATCACTTACATTAGTGAGTAATGAAAGTCTTATCCTTAAAAAACACAGTTACGATAAGGTATATGCTTCATCGAAAACTGTTCGTATCGCTGGAGTAAGCATCTACTAAAATGAAACTAATCACAGAAGAAATTAACAAGGTTGAGTTTATTGTTGAAGAAAGCAATGGCCAAAAGTCATGCTTTATTGAGGGAAACTTCCTTCAAGGCAATATCAAAAACCGCAATGGTCGTGTTTATAGAACTGAAACACTAGCCCGTGAAGTTGGCCGTTACAATGAACAGTATGTTCAGAAGGGACGTGCTCTTGGTGAACTCGGACATCCCGATGGACCCACAGTCAACTTAGACAGAGTATCACATAACATTATTTCACTTCGTCAAGAAGGAAATAACTTTATTGGTAAAGCAAAACTTCTTGATACTCCTATGGGAAATATCGCTAAGAGTCTTATTGGTGAAGGCGTGAAACTTGGTGTTTCTTCTCGTGGTGTCGGTTCTATTAGTGAAACGAAGCAAGGATATAAGCTGGTTGGTGAAGACTTTATGTTGGCAACCGCAGCTGATATTGTAGCTGATCCCAGTGCCCCAGACGCTTTTGTTCAGGGCATTATGGAAGGAAAAGAGTGGGTTTTCGTCAACGGACTCTTGAAAGAGAGTGAGCTCGAAAGCACACGGTCTACAATTGACAAACTAGTTGTCACAAGGGAACTTGAAGAGAAGAAGATTCAACTTTTTCAAGATTTCCTTTCAAATCTATAAACTCTATAAATAAACATAGATTTATATTATATAAATTACACTCGTCGGTAGCAACCTAATTACAAGACATGGAAAACGTAGTAACGAAAGGTGCTAAGTCGGCTGAGGCTATGGATAAAGTCTCACCCAGCGTAGTACCCGGACAGTCAATCACCGATCTCGGTGGTCCTACTCCCGAAAACTATACTAATGAGCCTGATGGCTCTGCGAAGCTCGATGACGCCGGTGGTCCTCTCAAGAAAGTTGAGGATGTGGTCACCAAAGGCGCTAAGAAGTCAGAAGGTATGGAGAAAGCATCTCCTGAACCACCAGCTGGTGGAACAACTGATGCCAGATCCGCTTCTTCACAAGCTGAAAAAGTAACAACCAAACCCCCCGGTCAAACCACTAAGGAAGAGACTGAGGTAGAGGAAGAGGAAGTTCTTATTTCAGAAATTGATATTGAAGAAGACGTAACTGCACTTCTAAGTGGTGAGGAGCTCTCTGAAGAATTTCAGAGTAAGGCTCGTACCATCTTTGAAGCAGCCATCCGTAACAAGGTTGCTATCGCAAAAGAAGAACTTCAAGAAGCATACGAAACTCGCCTAGTTGAAGAACTAGAGCTAGTACGTGAGTCAGTCGCTAGTCGCGTCGACGCATACTTAGAGTACGTAGCCGATGAGTGGA